AGAAGAAGTCGCAGAGGATGTAGTTGAAACACCAACAGAAGATGGTGAAGTAACAGATTCAGAAGACTAATTCGTATCTCCAAGTGAGAGGTTAGCGTAAAAAAGGATAGCTATTAAAGTATAAATCCTGTTTGTTTGAGATTGAAGACATTAGGTTGTCAGTAGATTAGAAAACATATGAACAACGCCTTTCTATTTTAATTCCAAACGAGGGTAATCATGGAACAAAACAAATTTATAAAGTATCATGTATCATGCCATGCTTGTGGTAGTTCTGATGCTGTATCAGTAAATGAAGATGGCTCGGCTAAATGTTTTAGCTGTGGCAAATTTTATACTAACTATGAAAATAAGGTAACACCAATGGAAAAATATACACAACCAACTACCATTGTAAATCCTCATGGAGGTATCTTTGGTAAACTAACCGATAGAAATATCACAAAAGAAACAGCAGAAAAGTATGGAGTAAAAGTTATTTATGATTCAAATGGTCAGATAGCACAACATCTATATCCTTTTTACATAAACAATGAACAATGTGCTACAAAAACTAGATACATAAAAGATAAAAGATTTTCTTTCAATGGTTCTATACAAGGCTCTGGATTGTTTGGACAAAATTTATTTAAAGAGGGTGGTAAATACTTGACTATAGTTGAGGGCGAGTGTGATGCTATGGCAGGATATGAATTGCTAGGTAGCAAGTGGGCAGTCGTATCAATTAAAAGAGGAGCTTTATCTGCAGTAAAAGATATAAAAGAAAGTTTAGAATATGTAGAAAGTTTTGACAATGTTGTTTTATGTTTTGACAAAGACAAACAAGGACAAGAAGCTGCACAGAAAGTAGCAACAATTTTAAAACCCGGAAAAGCAAAGATTGTAACACTACCAAATGGTTACAAGGATGCAAACGATATGCTCAAACAAGGTAAGCATCAAGAGTTTACAAGAGCATGGTGGGATGCAAAAGTATATACTCCTAGTGGTATCATACAAGTTTCTGATAAGAAAGATTCTTATTTAAACAGGAAGAAAAAAGAAAGCATACCTTTTCCTTGGGAAGGGTTAAACAAAAAGCTTTATGGTTTAAGACAAGGAGAACTTGTTACCCTAACAGGTGGCACAGGTCTTGGTAAGTCTAGTGTAACTAGAGAGCTAGAGCATTGGCTTATTAATCAGACAGAAGATAATGTAGGTGTGATTGCATTGGAAGAAGATTGGAAAAGAACAGTAGATGGTATACTTTCTATTGAAGCTAATGCAAGACTATACATTGACCAAGAAAGAGAAAAGTTTGATAGAGATACTATCATGCAAATGTTTGATAAAGTATTTGAGGAGGATAGAGTATTCATTCATGCACACTTTGGCACTAACGAGATAGATGACATCTTTGCAAAGCTTAGATATCTTATAGTTGGTTGTGATTGTAAGTGGGTTGTGGTAGACCATTTACATATGCTTGTTAGTGCTGTGCATGAGGGAGATGAAAGAAGAGCTATTGATTCTATCATGACTAGACTTCGTAGCTTGGTTGAAGAAACAGGAGCAGGACTAATACTTGTATCACACTTGCGTAGGGTAGATGGTAACAAAGGACATGAGAATGGTGTAGAAGTTTCTCTATCACATCTTCGTGGGTCAAATAGTATTGGACAATTAAGTGATTGTGTGATAGCATTAGAAAGAAATCAGCAGTCAGATGATGAACTTGAGGCAAGGACAACAAAGCTTCGTGTGTTAAAGTCTAGATACACAGGAGATGTAGGCATGGCAAGTTCATTAGTATATGATAAAGATACAGGTAGACTAGCAGAAGAAGACATGACAGAATTTGAGGTACAAGAGAATGGAATTAGTATTTGATATAGAAACAGATGGATTAAATCCTACAGAAATATGGTGTCTAGTAGCAGTAGATGAGACAGGAAAGTTTTATCATTTTTATGAAGATACTTTAGATGATGGCATAAAACTTTTACAAAAAGCAGATAAGATTATAGGACACAATATTATAGGTTATGACATACCTGTAATTAAAAAATTAAAAGGTGTAGATTTATATCATCGTAATAAAGTTATAGATACTCTAGTTCTTTCAAGACTATTTAATCCTACAAGAGAAGGTGGACATAGCATAGCTAAGTGGGGATATAAACTTGGCATACCTAAAAAAGATTCTCCTGAATGGACTACATTTACTAAAGAAATGTTATCATATTGTGAAAGAGATGTTTCAATTAATTTTAAATTATTAAATTATTTAAAAAAAGAATCCATTGGATTTTCAAAAGAATCAATAAATTTAGAACATGAAGTTACATATCTTTTAGAAGAACAAAAAAGAAATGGATTTTTATTTGATGATGAAAAAGCTATGATGCTTACATCTGAATTAAGTTCTAAACTAAAAGAAACAGAAGACAAAGTACACGAAACATTTAAACCAATTTGGATTGATGATAAAATAATTACACCTAAACTAAAAAAAGATGGACAACTTTCTAAACAGGGATTGACAGAACAAGAGTACAACGATATAATAGAGGGTACGCTTGAACAAAAACCTTTCATGAGAAAGACTCTACAAGAGTTTAATTTAGGTTCAAGAAAGCAGATAGGTCAAAGACTACAAGAGTTAGGTTGGAAACCAAATAAATTTACTCCAACTGGTCAAGCTATTGTAGATGAGACTACACTCAAAAAGATTACACACATTAAAGAAGCTCAACTTATAGCAGACTTTTTGTTGTATCAAAAAAGATTAGCACAAGTTCATTCTTGGATAGATGCTGTAGATAAAAAAGATAACAGAGTTCATGGGTCAGTCATATGTACTGGAGCTATTACTGGTAGAATGGCTCATAGAAGTCCTAATATGGCACAAGTACCTGCAGTTTATAGTCCTTATGGTAAAGAATGTAGGTCTTGTTGGTCAGTGCCAGAAGGTTACAAACTTGTAGGTATAGATGCAAGTGGATTAGAATTAAGAATGTTAGCACACTATATGGCTGACAAGGAATACATAAATGAAATTATTAACGGAGACATTCATACAGCTAACCAAAGATTTGCTGGACTTAAATCAAGAGATGAGGCGAAAACTTTCATCTATGCACTCGTTTACGGAGCTGGAGATGAAAAGATTGGAAGAATCATTAAGGGAAGCAGGGATGCAGGTAAACAACTGCGAGAACGCTTTCTTGCTAGTCTACCAACACTTAGAACTCTTAAACAACGAGTTGATAGAGCTTCGCAAAAGAAATACTTAAAAGGTTTAGATGGAAGAAAGATATTAATTAGACATAGACACGCTGCACTTAATAGTTTATTACAAGGTGGTGGAGCTATCGTAATGAAAAAAGCATTAACATTATTAGATTTAAACTTGAAATTAAATACTATTGATGCTAAAATAGTTGCTAATATTCATGATGAATGGCAAATAGAAGTGAAAGAATCACAAGCAGACTATGTAGGTAGAGCAGGAGTTCAAGCTATAAAAGATGCAAGTGAATATTATAAAATGCGTTGTCCTTTAGATGGCGAATACAAAATAGGAGACAGTTGGTATGAAACCCATTAAAGAAGATATGAAAAAGTTTGACCTTGATTTACAATATGGTCAAATAAGAGAAGATAAAATAGCAGATATGCTTACTGATAAAAAAATAGAAGTAAAATCTGAAAGAGGTATGTGGATGAAAACAGGTAACATATGTATTGAATACCAATCATATGGTAAACCTTCTGGTATAGCAGTAACAGAAGCTGACTACTGGTTTCACAATCTTTGTATTGGCGATGATATATTCTGTACATTTATATTTGATGTTCCAAAACTTAAACAGCTTATAGAAAAGTTAGACTTTAAAAAATCTGTAAGTGGTGGAGACCACAATGCAAGTAGAATGTGGTTAGTAAATATACAAAAACTATTTACATCTGATGTATACAAAACATTTGAGGACTTAGATAATGACACAGAGTAAAGATTATAAATCAGAAGCAGGACATTGGTATGACCATGAGGGTAAACCTATGTATACTATTGTTGGTGTTAATGGTAAAGAAAGAAATACTACTCTTCGTGATGCTAAGAAAGAAGGATTTGTTCCCTCTGTTACTACTATCATAGGTATAGCAGCTAAACCCTCACTAGAAAACTGGAAGATTACACAAGCTTTAGAAG